GAAGCTGTTAGGTGAAGACATGGAGTTATGTGTTGAATTCCTAGAAGACAACGATACAGAGAATGGTATGTGGACTGGCTCTGTAGATGATCACGATTACCAGTTTGGTGACGATCTGCCCACATTTGAGGAGTATAATGAAAACAGCGACTATTGACATTGAGACTAACCTAGCACATGACACTATCTGGTGTTGTGGGGTTCATTATCATGGTGGCGAAGCATTGGTTGTAACCTCACCAGAGGCTCTTAGAGACGCGTTGGTCGGTGTTGGTACCATCGTCACTCATAATGGTATAACGTTCGACATACCTCTTCTAAGGAGCTTGTGGGGTGTTGATTGTAGTGAGTATAAGAGTGTGGACACTATTGTGCTGTCTCGGTTGTATAACCCTGCGTTGGTAGGTGGTCATTCACTGAAAGCTTGGGGTGAGCGTTTTAAGTATCCTAAAGGTGACTTCACAGACTATGACGGTGGCTACTGCGAGGCGATGGCTGAGTACTGTGTAAGAGATGTGGAACTTACCACTAGGGTGCATGACGAGTTACTGTCGATGCTTGATAAGGAAGGTTTTAAGGGTGAGTGCATACAGCTTGAACATGAAGTAGCTGAGGAGCTAGCCATTCAAGTGAGCAACGGGTTTAAACTAGACCTAGCACACGCTAACCAGTTATACAGCACGTTAACTCATCGCATGAGAGTTATAGAGGAGGAGTTACAGGAGAAGTTTCCACCGATCATCACGCCTAGGGTTTCAGAGAAGACGGGCAAGGCTCTGAAGGACGGCGTTGAGGTGTTCAATGTGGGTAGTAGGTTACAGATAGTTAAGCGCCTAACTAGTGTTGGGGTTAAGTTCAGCGAACGCACAGACGCAGGAGGTTACAAGGTAGACGAGACTGTGCTAGGTGGTATTGAGCATCCAGACGCACAGTTAGTAGGTGAGTACTTGATTGTACAGAAACGCGCTGGTTTAGTGTCAAGTTGGCTGACGCTAGTGACTGACGAGGGTCGAGTACACGGTAGAGTGATAGGCTCAGGCGCAGCTACAGGGCGTATGAGTCACATAGCACCTAACATGGCTCAAATACCAGCAGTAAGACATTTGCATGCTGGTATGTCACCTATTGAGGTGGTGAAGTCTACGTATGGTGCTGCCTGTCGAGAGTGTTGGGTAGTTGGTGAAGGTAATAAGCTAGTAGGTATTGACGCTAGTGGTTTAGAGTTACGTATACTAGCTCACTACATGAAAGACGAGGGTTATATTAACACTATACTAGATGGAGATATTCACTCAGCTAACCAAGTAGCAGCGGGGTTAGACACACGCGATCAAGCTAAGACGTTTATCTACGCATTCCTGTACGGAGCAGGCGATGCTAAGATAGGTAGTATAGCTAACAAGGGAGCGGCACACGGCAAGAAGCTGAAGAAGGCTTTCTTGGATAACGTCCCAGCACTGAAGCGACTGAAGGAAGTTGTGGAAGGTATGGCTGAGAGGCATGGCTCAGTACCTAGCTTAGACGGTAGACGCATAAGGATACGTAAAACGTACTCTGCGCTAAACTTTCTATTACAAGGTGGTGGTGCTGTCCTAATGAAGAAGGCGCTGATACTAGGAACCAGCTCACTACGTGAAGCAAACATACCGTTTAAGATGGTTGCCAACGTACATGACGAGTTTCAGGTAGAAGTGCAAGAGCATCTAGCCAAGGCTGTTGGTATCCATTTTAAACGTGCGATACAAGACGCTGGAGAGGCTCTAGAGTTGCGTTGTCCTATGGACGGTGAGTATAAGGTTGGAGATAACTGGAGTAAGACTCACTGAGTGCTGGACATTAAGTTGAATACGTGGTATAATACGACTTAGTTCAAAGGCACTTCAGAAAGACTGTTTCAATCATTTATTAATAAACACAAATCACTTATAACTATATAGGAAGTAAATTATGTCAAATGCAAAACCAGTAGCAGTAAACGGTACACTATTCTGGGCATCACTACAGTCTAAGAATGAGTTAAGCGGTAAGTTTCAGGTTGACGTTAGCAATCTCTCTGACGCTGCTGTAGAAGCTCTAGAGGGTATGGGCCTACCTGTTCGTAACAAAGCCGATGACCGCAACAACTTCATCACCTGCAAGTCGGTTAACCCTATCAAAGCCTATGACGCACATGGCGAAGAGGTTGGGTCGTTAGTAGGGAATGGCTCCGCTGCTACCGCGATGATAGGCTTCTTTGATTGGAAGTTTCAGCAAAAGGCAGGTCGTTCACCTTCTCTTCTAAAGCTGAAGATTAACGATCTAGTTTCTTATGATCCCGAAGGCGCACTACCTGCTGAGAGCATGGAGGCTGCTCTATAATGGTGCTACTCGATGGTGACATCTTCGCTTATCGAGTAGCTTGGGCGCGTGAGGAAGAGGGTGACGTAACAGTCGCCCTCACTTACTTGGACGAGTACATCTTTAGGGTTATGATGCAGTACCCTGACCATGATTGTCTCATCTACCTCACAGGCAAAGGTAACTTTAGAAACGAAGTAGCTACTTACGCACCTTACAAAGGTAACCGTAAGAACACTCCAAAACCACGACACCTTCCTGCCATCAGAGAGCATATGGTAGAGTTCTGGGGCGCTTTAGTAACAGAAGGTGAGGAAGCCGATGATGCTATAGCAATAGACGCTACGTCCTACAGAAACAGTGTAATGGTATCGATAGACAAAGACTTCAATCAAGTGGCTGGTACGCACTATGACTTTGTGAAAGATAATGAATATGTCATCACAGAAGAAGAAGGGTTGAAGTTGTTCTATAAGCAGATACTTACAGGAGACGCTGTCGATAACATCTTTGGTGTTGAGCAGATGGGTGACGTAGGGGCTGAAGAGCTTATCCACGGATGCACTAACGAGAATGATATGTGGGACATCGTTAGGGATCAGTTGGGAGACGACAGGGCGTTAGAGAACGCTAGGTTGTTATGGCTACGAAGGGAAGCAGGGCAACTGTGGCTACCTCCTACAACTAGACCAAAGGATGCTAAGAACTATGGCGCGTATACTAAAACCACGCACTAGAGCTGGTGGGACTTGGACTGAAGCTAGGTATTTTCAGTTCATTAGATCAGCACTAAGACAAGCCTACTCCCGTTACCCAGTTCGTTTCCAAGCTAAGAAAGCTGTAGAACGCACAGTGACCGGTAGTAGACATAAGTACGAGTACACCTGCGCCGAGTGCAAGGGATGGTTCCAAGGTAAAGACTGCCAAGTGGATCACATAGAGCCTGCTGGTAGTCTAAACAAATACTCAGACATCGGTGGGTTCTGTAAGCGTCTGTTCTGCGAGGTAGACGGGATGCAAGTATTATGTAAACCCTGTCACCAACTGAAGACTAATGAAGAGCGTAAGCTCAGGAAGGAAAGCAAGTGAAACATTATATCATACCAGATACACAGGTCACACCTGACTCACCAACTGAGCATCTACGCTGGGCTGGTGAGTATGCTGTTAAACATAGACCAGATGTTATAATCCACATTGGCGACCACTGGGATTTCCCAAGTCTGAGTAGCTACGACAAAGGCACTAAGAGCTTTGAAGGAAGACGATACCTAGCTGACGTAAACTCAGGCAAGGCAGCAATGGAAGTCTTTATGCAGCCTATCTGGAATGAACAGGCGCGGCTACGTAGTAACAAGAAGACTATATGGAAACCTCGATTAGTGTTTATGTTAGGTAACCATGAGAACCGTATTACACGAGCTGTCGAGAGCAGTCCAGAGCTTGAGGGTCTTATGTCGTTTGACGATTTAGGTCTTGAAGCAATGGGCTGGGAAGTTATGCCATTCCTACAGGTTGAGGTGATCGATGGCATTGCCTACTCGCACTACTTTACATCGGGAGTTATGGGTAGGCCGGTGAGCAGTGCTAGAGCTTTGGTTACCAAGAAGATGATGTCCTGTGTCATGGGCCACGTACAAGACCGAGACATAGCATACGCTAGACGTGGCGATGGTAAGGGAGTTACTGGGCTGTTCGCAGGTATCTTCTACGTGCATGACCAAGGCTACCTCACACCACAAACCAACAGCAGCTGGCGCGGAGTATGGATGCTCAATGAGGTTAGAGACGGCTGTTTTGATGAACTACCTATCTCCCTCGACTACCTTCACAGGAAGTACGGCTAATGACACTAACAGTTGAAGACATAAAGGAACGTTTGAAGATGATCGATGAGTGTCTGCTAATTGACGTACTAGAGATAACCTCTAGTGATCTAGTAGACCGCTTTGAAGACGTTATTGAAACAAACTATGATAAACTGATAAACGAGCTTGAGGATGAAACATGAGTATCAACAACACAACAGCAGCAGATTGGGACGCACTACGTAAGAACAAGGCCAACGTTGGTATTAGCACAACATCACAGGCGTTCACAGACGCGGAGTACTCTATGTTTATGCGTAACCGACCAGCACCTACGATTAATGACGTGGTAGAGGCTCCAATACACTACAACACTGGTGAGATTGAGTGTATTGACTACATCAAGGACAGCATGAGTGAGTCTGAGTTCATTGGTTATCTCAATGGCAACCTGATCAAGTACGTCCACCGATACCGTAACAAGAACGGTGCAGAAGACCTACGTAAGGCTAAGTGGTATCTGGATAAGTTAATAACATGTGTAAAATGAGCCATAAAATACACAATGTACAGTTTAAGAGGGTAATATGAGAGAGATAGTATACACAACATCAATCTGTTTACTGTTATGGGTCTTGTTATGGTCTGTATCTAGCTATGCAGGTCACAGTGGTAGCAGCAACTGCGGAGTAGGAAGTTATGGAGCGTGTACAGGAGCAACGGGAGCAACGGGAGCAACAGGAGCTGCTAGATTTAAGGGAGACACCGGATCAACTGGCCCGAAGGGAGAGACTGGAGCGGTTGGGTCTACAGGACAGACTGGAGCGGTTGGTCAAACGGGAACGTCTGGAAGCAACAGTCAGAGCGGAGAAACAGGTGCTAGAGGAGCAACGGGTAGCCAAGGCTCGGCAGGGCATACTGGCGCAACAGGTGCAAAGGGAGCAACAGGTGTTAGAGGTGTTAGAGGTGCTAGAGGAGTTACTACGAACATAGACACCTATGTTGATGACGTTAACACTCTACGACATTCACAGAACCAATTACGGATCGAGGTGTACAACACAACAGCTTCAGCAATGGCGGGTCAGTTATGTTGTTCTACATAGACAAGAAGTGTAACAACCTACCTAGTCGCTGGCTCAACACAGTAACAGGAGGCAACAAAGGAGAAACAGTATGTGCTAGGCTCTGGCGGTATCAGCAGCAGGTTAGCGACACCAACATTGCTGTTAACCTGCTGATCATGGTAATAGATACTTTAGAGAAAGACCACTGTAGGAAAGCCTACTTAACCTTTAAAAGGAGAACTAACAATGAGTAACCACATTAGAACATTACTTGCGATGGCTACCATGTTGGTTCTGCTGTCAACGGTACTCAATATGCACCCCGCTACTGCGGCAGAGTATGATGGAGAACATTGGCAGTCTACTTTTATATGGTATGTAGACATCTCTTGCCCCACTTATGTTAAACCAACTGTAGAGGCGGTGTTAGAGAAGCATAGCCCTGTGGCTCACCTCTTCATATCAACGTGGTCGTTAGGTGTTAGTCAGGACAGCAGCAACGTCATCTACTGCGGTTACTCTGACGTTCAAGAGATGCAACTACAGCAGCTACCATACAGGCTAGAAGCTGCGACATCAGAGACAACGGCTGGTAGGGCTAGGTGGTACTTCTACAGAGAGCAGCAGAAGATTGTAGAATGTGATGTATGGTTTAGCTCAGGGTCACTGACTGAGGAGACTGTAGAGCTTTACGTACTGCATGAAGTTGTAGGTCACTGTATGGGGTTGCAACACAGCAGCGACAGGGACGCAGTGATGTACTTTGCTCCTACCGCTACAGGCTTTCGTGTTGATGACTATGCAGGTCTTACTGAGTTGTACAGACTGTGTCGTGAAAAAGACTACATAGACACGCTAGGCAATAAGTACATAGCTCGGATGGATGTTGAAGACTTGTTAGCCGTCTTAGACAACAGAGAGCATGACATGTACAGAGGCGT